ACGCCCTCGAACCACACGGTCGGGAACGTCGGGGAGTTGGTGCCCAGCGGACCCGTGCCAACAATGGCAAGAGCCTGCCCGACAATCTTGGTGATCGTGCTATTGCCATTCGCAAGCTGGGTCAGAGCCGTATTCTGAGAGGGGATGGTCAGGTGATCACCCTTCACGCAAGCTGCGGACTGGAGGTTGGTGATACCAGCCATCATCACCCTTCCGGTTGCCCCAGCGGCAATCGGCTCTTGGCAGACTCCGACAACGCAGCCGCGACGGGTGATGGAGGCGCCGCTGTTCGCCTGGGCGATCTTGACGGTGTAGAAGCCAGAGCCTTCGACACCAGGAAGACCAGTTCCGTTGACAAAGTCAAACACGACAACGGCACCGACGGCGAGCGACGTAGCCTCGCCGTTCTTCGCCGTGACGACGATCTCCTGCGGATGCAGGCCGGCGGCACCAGGGCCGCCAACAGTCTTGAGGTAGGTCATTGAATCAGTCTCCTAGTATCAGAGGTTGGCGGACGGGTACACGATGCCGTGGTGGCGACGCGACGTGACGTAGAGGTTGAACCACGTCTGGATGGGCATGACGTACTTCGTGCGGTTGCGCTCGGGGCTGAACACGTCGAGGTACTTGAAGTAGTAGTTGGAGTGGAACGCCATCTTCATGTAGTTGGCGTTGACCCAGTAGTAGCGCGGACCAGAGACGCTGTTGGTCGTCGAGGACTCAACGGCCGGAACCGTTGCGTTCGCGTTGCCGTACAGGAGTTCCGTCTCAAGCTGCGGAGCGCGCTCCAGCGGGATGCCCGCATACGTCGCGTTGACGTAGGCCGGATCCTGACGGCTCGGCGTGACCTGCACGTCGTTGGCGTCGCGAAGAATCTTCTTGTACTTCACGATGCCGTCCTTGGTGCAGTAGATCACCTGACGGAACATATCCGTGGACTCGAAGTACTCGTTCATCGTCCCAGGCTGACGGAACTGGAGATCGAGGAAGATGTCATCGAACGCCATCAGCAGGTTCGTGGTGCCACCGGCAGGGGCCGCGTCGAAGTTGGCGTAGGACTTGCGAACCGGCTGCCAGCGGGTCTTGGTCGCGGGGTTGATGCCTTGGACCGTGCCGCCGCTATAGGTGTCGGAGATCGGAGCGCCGGGGGCCCAGAGGCCGCTCGCGTACTCGTTGACGAGCGCGACAATCGACTGCGGCTCGCCAGGAGCCGCTGTGAACGACTCCATCTTCGAGTACGCCGGGCGCAGGAAGAGCTTCGCGTTCATGCCGTTGACGACATCGTTCGCGAGGCCCGTCTGCTTGATCTTCTTGACGCGCTTCCACACAGCAGCCGACGAACCTTCGTTCAGTTCGACTTCCTGCGCGGTCCACGTCATGTGCGACTGAGCAAAGCGCCACGGGATCTGCCACTCCGAGAGGGTCTGCGTGTTCGTCCACACGCTTTCCGTCTCGGGGTCGATCATCTGGAACGTGCCAGCAGCGTCGAGGATGATGCCATCCTTGATGCGCTCGCCGTTCTGGAAGGTTTCCGAAGTGTCGCGTCCCTTGAGGAAACGGGCCAAGGGGTAGTTGCGCTCCTGAAGTTCGTTGACGAACGCCTCCTGGGACGAAGCCCAGGCGGGCGCGGTGGACTTCATGAAGTCGCCAAAATCACCGAGAGTTGCCATGTGTTTGGGGTTGGGTTAGGGGTTCAAGACAATCGCATCAAGCGTTCCTTGGCCTCCGTATCGCCACGGAAGATCGCGTCCAGAATGGCATCCTCCCGCTCTGCGGCGGTCATTGCCTTCTGGCCCATCGGCTTTCCGTTCGGCGGCGTCGGTTGGGAACCGATGCGCCTGCGGTGCGCCGCAAGCGCCTTGCCCGCGTCGCTCGCCTTGATCTCGTCGAAGAAGAGAACACGCGCCGCATCACGCATCGCGTTCTTCGCACGCTCGGAAGCGGGAAGTTCTTGATACTTGTGCAGGTGCGAGCCCATCTCGACTTGGACCTTCTCGAGCTTGTCGGGATCGTCCAACTGAGGGAATTGGTCCCGCAGGGACGCCCTGGCTCCGTCGATGATTCCACGGACGCGCTCCTGTTCGAGGGCAGCGATGCGCTGCTCGTACTCGGATTCCTTCCGCTTCATCGCCTTCGACAGGGAAGCTGCAAACTCCTCGCCGTAGGTTTCTCGGATGTTCTTGAGTTCGTCGTCTTCGGCGTCGGTTGGACCCGTAGTCTCCACCGCCTTCGACCTAACTTCCTCGAGCTCCTTGATCCGTTCGGTTCGTGTCTTCAGCTCATTTGCGGTCTTGGCGTGCCGCTCTTTCGCCTTGGAGGCCAGTTCAAGGACCTCTGTGCGGTCGAGCTTTTCCAACACCGTTTTCGAGAAGCCGTCGAGCGCCAAGGTGCTACAAGCCTTCTCCCAGTCGGAGTCGCTCTGCGCCTTTTCGCCCTTTTGGGGCTTCTCTTCCACTTCTGCCTCGGGTTCGCCTTTGGCAGAGTTCTGTTCGCCCACGACATCCTCGAGCACCTCTTCGTCGCTGCGGACGGGGGCGTCGGACTCGGGGCCAGCGAAGACCTTGGCAAGGAAAGCGTTCTCCGCCGCTTCCGTCGTCGCCTTGGCTTCAGCCTTGATAGTGCTAACGTCAGTCATCGTTTAGGATTTCCCGTGCATTGCTGATGGATTCACCGACCACGGCAGCGTCACGTTGGGCTGCTTCCCTTGCGGCTCGGCTATCGATGATGGGCCTACCGTCCTTGGTGTAGTGACGGTAGAAACCGCCCTTCTTCTCCTTCATGCCGTGCCAGCGAGGCGAAGCGTTAGAGATGACGGGCTTTTCGTCGGGCAGAACGCTGGGCAGCGACGGGATCCTAGTGAACTCCACGCCTTCTACGTCGATAACCGACCCAATCGGAGGAGCCTCCGACATCGGGTAGTACAGTTCTAGGCGTCGCCCAGTTTTCGATTGGAACTCGTAGATCATTGGGAGTATCTAGCAGCGGCCCCAACCTTAGCTCCAGAGTTCCTTCCTGGCAATGCCCCATTGCCGCGTCCGTATTCGGACGGCTTTGAAAGCCTAGACAGCCCCATGCCCTTGGGGGGCTTCACGTCGGCCGACATTCTGGGGCCGCTCTGCGTCTTTTGGGGCATCGCCCGCATAGCCTCGGCCTGCATCATCATGGCCCCAAACTGGGCCGCCATGTCGAGGTCTACCGTCTCGCCAAGCTCGGGCATATAGAACCGCTCGCCCAGCGTGTTGAGCATTTTCTGCCAGTCCATCCATGGGGTGGCCGGGATCATCTGGGAGATGCTGGTCATGAGCTGGAAGAACTGAAGGGTCTTAGCCTGCTCGCCGGCCTCGTCCACGCGCCGCATTGAGTACGGCTCGATCTCGAGTTCTAGGTCGTCGAACGAGCCCTTTTCTCCGCCGCGCCACTCCAGAGGGATGGCGTAGGCGATCTCGGGCGGGATCCCGATGTTCACGAGTTCGTCCTGAAACTCTTTCCCAAGGGGCATGACGATGCCGTCGTCGCGCCAAGCGAAGTAGGCCACGGTCTTGAGGTCGCGCTGGACCGCGTCGTAGACCTTCTGCTCAAGGAAGGACAGGCGGGCCGCGCTGCCTCGGGCCGCAATGGCGTCGGCCGTCGCAGACGCCCCAGAGGCAGCGTTGCCCAGCTCGGCCGACGACAGGCCGCTGCCACGCTTGAGCATATTGTCGAGCCATTGCTCGTAGGTCAGTTCGTCTTCGTTGACGCCGCCGATGTTGACCTTCTCAAACTTCGACTTCTCAAACTGCGAGACGCCGACGCCGGTGCCGTCCGGCGCGTTGAGAATCTTCTCAGCGTCCTTCGTGTCGCTCTCGTCGAACAGCAGCAGATCCTTGCGGGTGCGAGCTCGACGCAGGTTGACGCGGGCCTGAGCGTTGAGAGCTCGGACGAGGCCGTCCATCGCTTGGAACGGGCCCATCGGCCACGGACTGCGCGGAACATAGTACGCATCCCAAATCGTGTACGGGCCCCAGCGCGGGCCGTAGTACGGGCGCGGCTTGCGGAGGAACTTGGCCTTGGGGCCGTCTGCCGTGCTGTGGTTGCCGATGCAGAGTAGCGTGCCGTTCTCCATCGAGTCGTCGGGGCTGTCGTCAGGAATCCACACTTCCCAGTAACAGACCTCGCCGCGGTCAAGGTCGGTATCGGGACGACCGATCTCCTTGACGTTCGAGGAGGTCATCATCTTCTCGACAGCCTTGACGTCCCAACCGTCCTCCTTCTTCGCGCGCTCGAGGAGCTCAGATTTGTCGCAGACGCACTTGTGGAAGAAGATCCGCGACTCTTCCCAAGAACGAGCCAGCGAGTCCATGCCAAACTGGGACGGGTCGATCAGGATCTTGCGCGGCCGCGAAACCAGATCGTCGCAGTCGCCCGTCGTGTAGTCGTCGAGCACCGTCATCGTGACACCGTGGCTGAACGCCATGTGCGTCGTGGCCCGCTCGACCGTGCGGATGTAGTGCGAGTCGCGAATCCAGCGGTTGAGGTAGAACTCAAGCGCCTTGGCTTGCAGGGCGTTTGCCTCGGGCTTCTTCGAGCGCACACGCACGCGAGGGTTCTGGAACGCGATCTGGGGGCGAACCAGCGAGATCCATTCGTAGTAGAAGTTGTACGGAAGGAATCCCTCGTCGGTGATTTCTTGGCGCCCAGGGCCCTCGTACAGACGGATCATCTGCGAAAGTTTGCCGATGCGCTTGTCGCGCTCGCGCTCGGCAGCCTCGATCTCATGACGGATGTTCTCGGGGTTAGCCCAGTAACCCTCGAGCTCGACGTCTTCCGATTCCTTCATCGATTCTTCGGCCACGGCAACTCCTTGCCTTCAACTGTGAGCAACGCGCCAAGAGTCCCAGGCTTGAACGTGCGCCTAGACTTCTTTGGCTTGAGATCCTTCTTCCACGCAAAGACGTGGGCGTACACCGCAGCGTCGATGGCGTGGTCTGCGCTGTTCGGGTCAGCCTCTTCTGCTTCAGCAGCGCCGTTCCTGACCTTCTTCCAGACGTAGGATGTCAGTTCCTCCTCGAGGCACGTCGGCTTCCCCTTAGTCTTGAGCTCCGTGTCGCGCCCGTAGCGCAGCGCATCCTTGAAGAAGAACGTGCGCGGTCCACCGCTGTCCTTCGACAGGCCCCAGCGAAGCTGGTCAAGGCCGTGCAGCTTGCCGTCGCTCTTGTCGGACGGCTGGATCATGCGGTGCAGAGGACGGCCCCGAGTGCGCCCGAGGCGGTCGTTGAGGAAGTTGATTGCGTTCGGGTCAGCGCAGTCCGCGACGCCACGGTGGAACGGGAACTCCTTCGCCAGCGTACACACAACGTCAGCCCACCAGTCGAGGTTGCGACCACGCTGGTACACCTCAACAACGCGGTAGAGTTTGTCGTCGGCGTCCACGGCCCATACCTGCAAACAGCCGGGAGCGCGGAAGCCGAAGTCCATCGACATGAAGTACCACTCAACGGCCACGGGCTCCGCTTTGCCAGCAATGGCGATGTAGTGGTCGCCAGAGTGCTGCTCGATGCGCGCGTCGATAATGTGCAGAGCCTTGTCGTACTCAGGCAGCACAAGACCGTCCGCGCTGCACCACTCGCCGTCGAGCAGTCGGCGCCGCGTGTAGCCCGACATTTTGCGAAGGCCCTCGATGTAGGAGCGGCCCTCGTCGGTCCAGCCGCCCTCGGCGTACTGGCCGCTTTCGTCGAGCGTTCCATCGTGCCAACGAGGGTTGTCCTCGTGTCGCGTGGCGAACGTCTCGCACGCGCCTTCGACGATGCGCCGACGCACCCAATGCTCGGGGAACGTCGGGTTGCACGTTCCGATCAGCAGGTGCTGACCGTTGATCGGGTTGTTGCCGCGAAGGCCACGGTAGAACAACTCCCATTGCTCCAACGTAACGCCTTCCTCCGTCAACTCCTCGAAGTAGATGATGTCCCACTTGGTCGAGAACACCTTCTGCGGCTTGTCGAGGCCGATGACCGCAACCTCGCTACCGTTCTCGAAGTGGTAGATGCTGCGCTGCTCGCGCTGCGGGCCGTTGAGAACTTT